AGCAGGGCCTGCTGAGAATTCAGCCCCCACTCCAGCGCCTTCACCTGGTTGATCGTAACGGTGTATTGCATTTCAGGCCTTCCCGACCAGTGCTGCCAATTCGAGGAAACGATCGACGTACCAGTGAGGCTGCGTCTCGCGGGGGGATTGGGGGTTGGTGAGGTTCTTGCCGTAGGTCATGCCCTTGTCGGTCACGCACCAGAAGTCGACCATTTCCTGCTTGGAGTTCTTGCGCTGGAGCTGCTTGAGGAAGCCATGGGCTGCCAGCAGCTTGTTGAAGGCTGGTGCAGATGTGCGCAGGTCGAAGTCTTTGATTAGTGCGGTGACGGCCTTGGTCGGCATGGAGCTACCGCCAGTGGCGTCTGGCGCGGCGTCGATGGCGTAGCCGGGCAGGAAGCTCGACTCCAGGCCGTTATTCGCGGCGATCTTGGCCAGCATCAGCATCTTGCTCGACGGTGCAGGCTTCAGCAGGCGATCGAAACACTCAAGGATGGCCAGTTCGCCGATCAGCTTCGAGTTGTTGGTCGGCTGTGCGGAGAAAGCGCCAGTCTTGCGAATGCTCGGCAGCACCTGGCCGACCACCCACTCTTCAAACTGCTCGGCGGCCGGCAGCTTCGACTTCATCACCAAACGATAAAGGTCGCGCTCGGGAATGATCTGCATCGCACGGACCTGCCCTCCCATTTCGGTATGGCAGGTATTCACAGCTTTGCAGTGAGCGTTGATGGCTTTCGAAGTGTTGGCATAGCCGAGTGCTTCGGCGACATCCTTGGCGATGAACCAAGGCTCTCCTGTGCCGTCATCGATAACGCGGACCAGAAGGCCGTGAAAACTGAAAGGGGTTGCAGGTTTTGTCCGCGACACGTTTTCGGAATTAACAAAACGTGTCGCGACATGGTTCGGGGTATTGCTTGAATTGGGTTGGCTCTGCATAATCGGCCTCACAAAGTGTTATCGAATCAGCCGACCTCGTACGTCGGCTTTTTTGTGTCTGAAATTCAGGCAGCCTTCACCGACTGCTTGAAAACTTCGAGGCTGACGATCACCTCCTCTGCCTCTTTAAGCAGGTCAGACTTTTCTCGCGAACAGACACGGCCATCCGCCTGCGCATCGAATGCAAGACGGGTCACGTCCGCCAGATCGGCATGTAGGCGAAGCAATGCAGTGTTCAAGTTGATGCCTTCCGGCTTTTCCTTCAGCACCAGGTCAAACCCGAATGCCTCAGCCCATACTTTCAATGGCCTGAAGTCTTGGGTGAACTTCATGATCCGGTGCAGTTCCTGCACGTTCATTTTGTGCGTGTCGTAGTTAGGGTTCGCTTTCTGCGACAGGAGCGTGCTCGACGAAAAGCTGGCTCCCTCAGTAATTTTCTTGGTGCCATGGTCCTCGACAACGTCGTAAATGGCCTGCATCAATTCCTGCATGTAACACCTCGAAATTCTTTACGTGGCGCCCTGCAGGTGCAGCGGCGATCATCTACTTAATGGAATGGCGGACAGGATTTCGTTAGCTGGCGAGGCGCTGGATCTGGCCTGGAAACGGCTTGATCTCTTCAGCTTTGAAAGATCCGTCCTCGAGCTCGATCACGTAGACGACTCGGTCCGCACGGATTGCCTTACTAATTCCGCCCTGGGTCAGTCCAAGCGCGGAGGCAGCCTTGATCTGCCCGACCTTTGTCACGAACTCTTTCAGTGGTGTGCGTTGCATACGGGATTCTCCTGCGCGATGCATACGCAAGTATTACTTGCGGTCTTTATTGTGTCAATATCGGCGGTCTTAGAATGTTAATACCCGAAGTAATACAGTTGGCCAATGAAAATTTCTGAAAAAAAGCCAGCCAAAAAACGCCCCTTATCAGAGATAGAGGCGGCTGAGTGCGCAGCGCTGAATGCCATTTACAAGGCAAAAAAGAAGGCTCTTGGAATCAGCCAGGAGAAAATCGCGATTGAGGGTTTGAAGGCGAATAGCCAAAGCGCGGCGAGTCATTACTTGACTGGACGGAACGCACTCAATATTGAAGCGGCAGCAGTCTTCGCCCGCTACCTTCAGGTGCCGGTTTCTGATTTCAGTGAACGCTTGGCCAAAGAGATCAAGGGGATTTCCAGTTCGTCCGAGTCCAACATCGGTGAGACCCGCCAACCCGTTGAATCCTACCGCTACCCGGTTATCAGCTGGGTAGCCGCCGGCGCCTGGGCTGAAGCCGTAGAGCCCTACCCGTCTGGCTTCTCTGATCGGTACGAGTTTTCCGAGTACAACTCGAAGGGCGCGGCGTTCTGGCTAGAGGTCAAAGGCGACTCGATGACCTCGCCTGTCGGCCAAAGCGTTACGGAAGGCACGCTGATCCTGGTGGACACTGAGGCGGAAGCGGCACCCGGGAAGCTGGTGATCGCCAAGCTGCCAGACAGCAACGAAGCCACGTTCAAGAAGCTGGTCAACGATGGCGGGAAGCTGTTCCTAAAACCGCTGAACCCGGCCTGGCGAATCGAACCATTCAATGAGGGTTGTCGGATCGTTGGAGTTGTGGTGCGAGCGTTGCAGAAGTTCTGACAATGCCAAAGAAGCGGCCAGCCGACACTGCAGTAGGCGCTGCAGATATCGAGAGATCGATCCAAGCCCTGAACAAAATGGCTGAACGCCTTTGGGGGGATGGTCGAGAGACCGAAGCGAAAGCCCTCCTTGATGCCTTGGATGCTCTAAACCGGGCGCTGGATCGGATCAGGATTGGCGAAAGTCGTAAGACTCTTCATTGAAGACCGCCATGGACTCATTGAAACGGCGTCTGGCGCGGGGATTTGTAGGGCGCGCCGAGCTAAAGTGTTAATCCGGTTAACAGTTGTCGCGACAACCATTAGAGGTGCGGCGGATCATCCTGAGTACGGGAATCCCAGCCGATCTGGAACGAGGGCTGACGGCATGGCGCACTCACTTCAATACCAGATTATCGAATCCGTACGCGTCGTTGAGATCGAGGTGGAAAAGCTGCTCGATTTGGCCGCAACGCTAAGAGACGATGGGAGTGATGGCTTGGCTTCGGCCGTCTCGATCCAGGCGGATAAGTTTCTTGAGGCCGCGGTAGCGCTGAGAATTGCTATGGCAGGCTGAATGCCGGACCGGCGCGACGGAGATTCGCAGGAGATCACCATGTCACTCATGTTCAGGGTGGAGAAAAAGCGCGGAGATACTAAGCTTCTGGCGGCGATGAGGACGATCGTAAAACTGCATGAGCAGGCTGATCGGCTGAGGTCGTATGCGGCTGAACGCTGTTAACTGTTCTTCGGAGAACACTTAGGGCGGGGGGCATCTGGCGCTGGGACTTGTTGTTCACCTCGGTAGATATGGAGAGCTGAGGCACCCTAAAATGGAGAAATGAGCGGTTGCTACTAGCGTTAAAACCTGTGCATACAAATGGAGTGAGAATGTACAACGACAGAAAGCCATTATTTAGCGCCCTGGAAGCAGCCCGGAATTCGAAGGTTATTTCCTTCATCACTAGCGATCGCCCTGGCCTCGAAACCCAAATCGCCGCGGACGCGGTAGATCTCTTCGTTAGCCACCTTGACGAAATAGGTGTCACACAGAAAATCACACTTTTTCTCTATACCAGAGGCGGAAGCACTCTTGCTGCATGGAACATCGTCAACCTTTTAAACCAGTTTTGTGACGAGCTTGAGATCATAGTGCCATCAAAGTGTCACAGTGCTGGGACATTGATGTCGCTTGGCGCTAAGACCATTGTCATGACCAAGCAAGCAACGCTAGGACCTATTGACCCAAGCGTAAACACGCCGCTAAACCCTCAAATTGAGGGAGCCCCGATTGGCAATCGATTACCCGTGAGCGTAGAGGCGATCAAGGGTTATTTCGAATTGGCAAAAGAAGAAATAGGCATCCGAGACGAAGCAAATCTGACCGAAATCCTGCTTAAACTGAGCGAGCACGTGCACCCTTTGGTGCTCGGCGAGGTCTATCGAAGCCGTACCCAAATTCAGATGCTTGCTCGCAAGCTAATCAAAGGCCAGCTTCAGGATGAAAACCAGATTCAGAAGGTAATTAGCTTTCTGTGCAGCGATTCCGGCAGTCATGACTACACGATCAATAGGCGGGAAGCGAAACACGAACTGGGTCTAAATATTGAAACGCCGTCCGCAAAGCTTTACGAGCTGATCAAAGCCATCTATACCGATATTCATGTAGAACTTCAGATATCGCGGCCCATGGATTTGGGCGCGACTCTCGGAACCAATCAAGCGGCTGCTTATTCATATAGTCGAGGATTGGTAGAGAGCTTGACCGGAGGGTCTCATTACTTTTCGTCGGAAGGGATGCTGTTTCGACTTGACCAGCCAGGTGTTCCGGCAGAAATAATACCTATTCAAGATCAGCGAAACTTTGAGGGATGGAGGCATGTACGATGAACGGGCATAAGCAAACAACAGCCAGCTATGTAAATTACTTTCAGCAATCTTCGGCTGCATCTTTGGGCGGGTTCGGAGAAAACACGGCTAAAAATGACTGCGTTATGTCCATGATAAGGAACGTAAAAACTCATGTACGTCCACCCCATTTGCCTGGATCTATCCCTCCGCTAGTGAATCGATAGCCCTGAAGCCCGGCCCAGCGCCGGGCTTTTCGTAATCTGCCCTGTCACGCCCTCGTCACACCTACCAAGCACAATGCGGTCAGCCAAAAGGATTTGGCCCCGTCTACAGAGAGCCCGGCCTAGTGCCGGGCTTTTCGTATCTGCGACATACTTTTCACGAAGTGCTCACAGAACGGAGCGCAGATTGAACGGATAAAAGAATTTGACTCCATATAGAGAGCCCGCAACACGCGGGATTTTTGTTGTCAGCCATTCCCGCTGCTACGCTCTCCATTCCCTCGAACGGAGTCGAATCTATGCCCTCCCCCGAATACTCTCTCCCCGATGTACTTGATCGCATGCACGAAAATCAACACGCTTTAGAGGCTGCCATTATGGAGCTGACACTACTGGTTGAGAGTCAAGGCGCGATCGAGATAGGCGGTAACGTCCGCGGCGCTCTGGATACGATCCGCGAGAACACTGGGCATATCAAACAGGGCTTGGCCAGGCTGAAGGCTGAAGGACCGGACTGATCGAGGCGACCTCCTCCTGATATATGCAACAGAGTGTGAGCCCGCCAAACGCGGGCTTTTTTGTGCCCGGAGAAAAAGCCCCCCCTCCCCCTGCACCAGATAGCACATGTCTCTTGCCAAAATATGGCAGGAATAATACTGTACATTCATACAGCATTAGTAGGGAGCTTTCCTATGTCAAAAATCGCGTCACCCGCATCACAAGCCAGAGACTCATATGAATTGGTTGGTCGGCGCATCCAGCGCCTGATAGCTGCGCCTGGCGTTCAGAAGGTCCAAGCCATCACCGTCACCAGACTCGAAGCAGAACCCGCTGAAGCATGGCAGCAAGTCCTTCAGGAGATTGAAGAGACCAGTGGTGTACGCATGGAGCGTCTTGAGAGCGGCGCGGTAAGGATCGGGTGGCGAGAGTACTGCGAAGCCTGAAATGAGCCCGCCATTGAGCGGGCTTTTTATTACCTGTCGAAATTTATATTACCTGCGGTCTTGACGATAAATATTATCGCTAGTAATGTTTATTCCAGGCCAACGCATACCGGCCCAGCAGCGAAAGCCGCGCCGTTCTTTAGGGACACCCCTTGCCGGATCACCACCGGCCCAGATTCAAAGGCAGCGATGAACCGGCCTCAACGGTTCAGAGGGTTGGCAACTGACCCGGGCGTGCAGCGTAAAACGCCAAGAGTAGTTATCCAGCGGGAGAACAAGCCGAAAGGCCCGCGGCTGGAGGAACAACGGAGTGCGAACTGGGCAAAGTCCAGGTGATATCCAAAGCGCACCGAAAAACGAGAAGGCCAGTGACCGACGCCAGTTGCGGGTCGCCGGCGTACCAGAAGTTTTCACGTCAGCGCCCGTATCGGGCGCTTTCGGAAACCAACTGAAAAATGACTATCGGCGCTTACCTAGGCCGGGGGCTCCACCGCTCACGATATGGACCCAGCCGAAGGGTTTTGATCGATCCGGGCTCGAGGGAAGGTAGGTTTCATCGAGATCCTTAGAGCATGTTTTGCATAGGCTCGGAGGCCTTTCCCAGTCGGCATGAATCGAAAAGCTCGAATTACAACGCCAGCAGACTTTACGAATCCACTTAGAATCCGGCTCCTGCGTCGACAACTTAGTTCGCTTAGGTTGTAGAACTGTCTTGGTCGTTTTGGGCTTGATGCTAGCCTTCTTCGCCTCTTTTATAGCAGCCCTAGAAGCCTTGCGATTCAGTTTCTTGTTGCTGCGATCGAGGGCTATTTCTCGGAGCTCGAAGATCCTGTTGAGCAGTGCAAATTCTCTTCTGAGTTGTAGCGTAACCCTATCCAGTTCGTGGTCAGGCCTTGGAGTTTGGGAAGGCTCAGACTTTCCGTCCTGAAGCAGCTGGTTTTGAAGCTCCTCACGCTTCTTGGTCGCGACACCAGCAAAGAACTTTTCAGATTCCTCGCTGAATCCTTGTCCAGGCACGTGACGGCTCGAGGCAGATTCCTGCTTTTCGCTGGATTCGACAGTAGTTTTTAACTGCTGATGTTTCTTGAGGATCTTGGCATCCATATACGAAGCCCATTCCCTGGCTATAGCGCGAGATTAGCAATTAATCGAGATTAGCAGCGGCAAAGAGCTATCACCACCTACCGACACCACCCGCATGCACTCCCCTCCGCGCCCAACGGCAACCAGCGGAACGGATGAGTGCAGCCGAGTTTTGTTGGATCAACACCCGCTACTCTGGAGGCGACCATGTCAGCACTACGCAAGGCTCAGATTCAATACGACAACCTTCTGCCGCCTCCGGTGAGCGAAGACGACCTGGCGGAGATTCAATGGCTGGAAGCGAACGCTGAAAACCTGATGCGAGGCTTCGTCGTCAGCTGGGGTATCCGCACAGATCGCGGTGAAGTGACCCAAGCCGAGCTTTACAAGGCTGTTCAGGACCATGTGAACCAGCGCCAGATCGACGGCGAAGACAAGAAAGATGCCATCGGTCAGCTGGTGATCGCCGCCCTGGGTTACAGCACATCCAGCCTGATGATGGACATGGCCATCTACCTGCTCGGCTCCAAGACGGCGCTGAAGGATATTGCCCTCGAACTTCTACGGCCTCACGCGGCCAAGGCCGTTGCGCTCCGGGAAGAGCAGGACCGTCTTGAGCAAAGGTGCGGATTTTGAGCCCGCACATCCTGATCGATCAGGCCCTCGACGGCGTGGCCACACCCATTGGCCAAGAGGACATCAGTCTTTTGGTCCAATCACTGATCACCCGCCTCTTCACCGACGGCGCAATCACCATCGACGAGTTCAACCACTACTGCAAACGGCTGCGCGACATTTGCCAGCAGCGCAAGGAGGCATGATGACTACCTCACCAGTCAAAACGCTGATCGACGAACAGCTCGAGGACATCAGCGCCCACAACTTGCGCGAGGCTTACGGCCTGGCCGAGCGCCGGGGCTTCTTCGGTGCGCCAGTCGAGCAGTATGCCGAGCTAGGTTATGGCGGTCGCGTCCTGCAGGTGCTGCGTTACCGAGTTGCTCAACTGGAGCGTGAGGAATGAGTGGCCACGGCGCGCATCTGCGCGGTCAGAACTTGGCCAAACGATGCGCGAAGCTTCGGCGGGAAGGCCTGCCGCTGACCGAGGTTGTCGAGCGAGCCGGAGTCGATCGCGAGCGCGTTGCCGCCAAGATCAAATTGGGTGAGCGGCTTTTGTCACTCGAGGAACACCAGTGACCCGTCGGCAGCGATACTGTTGTGTCTTCTTCTGGCGCAGTTCGTTTATCGCCCTCGCTACATGCACCGCCCTCATGTTGTTCGGCGCCCTCTACGCGCCAATCCCTCAATAGCACACACCCTTCAAGAGCTGCGCCCGGGCGCGGCAAGGAATTGTCATGTCCGCACAAAGCGTGGCGCCGGTGGCGCACGAACAAACCCTGCACATTCTTCCCCATGCCGCGACCAGCACCAGCGCTCTGGTTCTTGACGGCGATAGCCTCGACAAGATGATGCGCTTGGCAGAGGTTATGGCTACCGGCCGCGCCACGGTGCCGAAGCACTTCAACGGCAACTCGGCGGATTGCCTGGCGGTCGTCATGCAATCCATGCAGTGGAAGATGAACCCCTTCGCGGTTGCGCAGAAAACGCACCTAGTGAATGGCGTGCTCGGCTACGAAGCCCAACTGGTCAACGCGGTGATCACCACCTGCGCACCGGTTCTGGATCGCCTGCATTACGAGTGGTACGGCGCCTGGGAAAAGGTAATCGGAAAATTCACCATCAAGACCGGCGACAAAGGTGAATACCGGGTGCCCGGCTGGGTGCTGGCTGACGAAGAGGGCCTAGGCGTGAAGGTCTGGGCTACGTTTCGCGGCGAGGCTGAGCCGCGCGTTCTGGAGTTGCTTTTGGCCCAAGCCCGCACCCGCAACAGCACACTCTGGGCCGATGATCCTCGCCAGCAACTGGCCTATCTCGCCACCAAACGCTGGTCCCGTCTGTACTGCCCTGACGTGATCCTTGGCGTTTACAGCCCGGACGAGCTTGAAGAAGTCGTCCCGGTCATCCGCGATGTATCTCCACCTAAAGGTCGGTCCACCACCGAGCTTCCGCCCTACCCCGACGAGAAGCTCGCCGAGAACCTGCCCAAGTGGCGCGCCGCGGTCGACTCCGGAAGGTCCGCACCTGATCACCTGATCGCAACCGTCAGCAGCAAATTCACCCTGAGCGATGAGCAGATCGAAGCGATCAAGGCCCTCGCCCCCATTGAAGGAGAGCAAGAATGAAAATCCATAATGTCGCTCAGGGCTCCGAAGCCTGGCATGCACTCCGCGCCAATTACTTCACCGCCTCCGAGGCGCCGGCAATGATGGGCGCATCAAAGCAGATGAAACGTACCGAACTGCTCCACGCTAAGAAGACCGGCCTCGACCGCGATGTGTCGTGGTGGGTGCAGAAGTACCTGTTCGACAAAGGCCACGAAGCTGAAGCCCTGGCCCGGCCAATTCTGGAAACGCGGATCGGCGAGGACCTGTTCCCCATCGTAGGTACTGACGGCGATCTGCTCGCCTCGCTTGACGGCTGCACCATGCTCGGCGAAACACTGTTCGAGCACAAAATGTGGAACGAGCAGCTCGCCGCCGACGTACTGGCCGGCAACCTTGACCCGCACTACTACTGGCAGCTCGAACAGCAACTGCTGGTGAGTGGCGCCGAGAAAGTAATCTTCGTTTGCTCCGATGGGACCGAAGACAATTTCGTGTCGATGGAGTACACGCCGGTACCGGGCCGGGCCGCGACACTCGTTGCTGGCTGGAAGCAGTTCCAGGCTGACCTGCTCGATTTCACTCCGGTCGAGGTCGTGCCCGAAGCCGTCGGCAAGACACCGGACAGCCTTCCAGCGCTACGAATCGAAGTCACCGGCATGGTCACTGCCAGCAACCTGGAGAAGTTCAAGGCGCACTCACTGGCCGTCTTCGACTCAATCAACACCGTTCTGGAAACCGACCAACACTTCGCTGACGCCGAGAAGACCGTCAAATGGTGTGGTGATGTTGAAGAACGCCTGGAAGCCGCCAAGCAGCATGCACTGAGCCAGACCGAAAGCATCGACGCCCTCTTCCGCACCATCGACGAGATCAGCGCGGAGGCGCGTACCAAGCGCCTGATGCTCGACAAGCTGGTGAAAGCTCGCAAGGTCAGCATCCGCGAAGATA